AAGAGAATCGGGTCCCTGCCCTGCATGTAGATGTAGACCAACCTTCCGTACACCACGACATCCCAAGGCTTTGAGGCGTCAACCTCTTCAACCAACTGCCTCGAATACATGGTCGTGGTACCAGTCAGGGAGTTCCTATACTGGATGTGGATCGAGGCAACCCCTCCATAACCGCCCAACACCCTGTACACAAACCCATATCCAAACCCATCGTCACCGATCCGAAAACAGACGGACCTAAACTCGTCGATGGTCCACGACGTACCCGGATCGCCAGCCCTCCACGGATGGGTCGGAGAGGTAGGAGCGGCCCCATTGTATGTCCACGGGTTGTTCTCCTCCTCTTCCGGCTGAAGAGAGGCAACCTTCAAGAAGCCGGGGAAGGGCCTGAGCCCACCATCAAGCCGCCCGTCAACCCCCACCAGTTCAGAGGCCATCCCCTTCTCCGTGGAGACACGGTTGGCCCTCCGATCCTCCGTCACCTGAAGGAGGGGGTACATCCACGTCACACTCTGCGTTTCGGTTTCCTTCGGCATCGTACCCTCCTTCAAGCCTCAATGTGATTGGAGAACCCCGGCATGGCCCTCGGACACTCAAGATACTCATACCCGAGTTTGTGGTCCAACCTCGCCAAGGCCGTATCACCACACCCACACTCCCCACAATAATAGTTCCCCGGCTCCTTCTGGGATTCCTTCCGGGCAGGACACGCACCAGTAACCCCATCCCCATGACAGGACGCCATCCGCCTGTCGTACATCTCCTTGGACACCCCTCTCCCGGATGTGAGGGATTTGCCGAGAGAGGTGGCTTTGGACCAAGTGGAACGGACAAGGGACCAGCGGGTTGAGGGTGATTTGGCCATCCACTGTTCACGTGGGGTTAGGGAGGCGAGCCTCCGATACACCTCGTCGCTGCATGAGAAGGCTTCGGCTGCGGCCTTCAAGAGGGGCAACGGGAAGGAGGGAGCCATCTCGATCAAGGAGGTCTTGGCCTCTTCCTTCGTGAGGTGGCGGCCCATCACCGTGAGGGCCACAACGGGCGGAAGACTTTTGAGGTCACGCTTTGCACTTTCGACGGCGTTCTTGACGACCTGCTGACGGAGTTGATGGGCTTCCTCGGTGGAGGGGTTTTTGGCCCAGCAGGCATCGCAGACCACAAGAGGGACACGTACGAAAGTGCCGAACTCCACGTCCACGAACCCACAGGAGGGGTTGCCGGGGGTGTATCGTCGGGCAGGACACTCCTGCATCCGAGTCAACTCCCGAACGTCAACCTTACTCGCAGAAGCAGCAACCGGATTGGATGATTTGGGTGTATCCATTTGAGCAGCAACAGACCGTCACTTGGTAGGGGCAGGCCACAAACGCAGAACCACAACAATCTCCGCAGGTCACAATGGCCTCACTACACTCATCGAACCAGCACCCACACGCTTGTGCATTGACGGCTGCACAGAGACCGGGGCACTGAGAGCAGGCACCTCCAGCCGTGGCAGGCGGAATCGGGCCCGACATCGTTGAGAGCATGTTGAGGGCTTGGTACCAGTACGCGGTATTGTAGTATGAAGGGTCGTCGGGGGGAATCTCTGGACCGGGATTCTCATTGAACTTCGAGAACCCAGCCACACAACTTTCCACCTGAGTAGGGGTACAGCCGGTCCCACCACCCCCGCCTGACCAGCCCGGAATCTCCGGGGGAGGAGGAGGGTCGATTGTGCCGGGAGTGCCGTCCGGTCCCGTCGTCCTCCCAGAAGGAGGCGGAGGCACGGGAGGTGGAGCGGAGGTGGTGGGGCTTGACGGGATCAACTCAGAAACGCCGTCCTGTGCCGATGGGGCGGCGAGAGGAGCCCTTCCGGGCGGATTGATAGCGTTCACGATGGAGCCGATCGGTTCGATACCCTCATAGACACCGGCCCTCGTCCTCTGAACAAGGTGGGGTGTTACCACGGGAACAATGCCCTCACGGGCCCGCTCCTGAAAGAGGCGGTCGCGTAGCCTCTGATACTTCTCGTCGGACCACCCGGGGGTGAACCCTTCGAGGAAGCGGGCCATCGTCGCCCTTCCGTTGCCGGACGTGTCAAATGGCATAGTTCCCGTCCCTCGGAGTTACCCACTGTGAGAACGGATTGTCAACGGTGTGCCTCTCGAAGCCACCGGGCCTCTTGTTGTTGAGGTTCGCAAGTTGATCACCGATGGTCTTGATGGCCGAGCGATAGTTCAACTGGAGTCCCTGCAACTGTGTACCCGGGGTCCTCCGAATGGTGGCAAGGCGGATCGCCGATGCCAAAGCGATGGCGTCCCACAAAGCCTGCGACTGGCCCATCGGAACCACCTCAACCTTGTGGGTACCGCTCGGGGTCGGATCGAAGTTCCTCCTCAAGGTGAACGTCCTCGTCGTGAAATCGTACGCGGAGATCACCCGCTCTTGGATTTCAGCGGAAGACGTGTTCGGAATCAGCCTGAGCATGTGACCAACGTACGCCGACTTCCTCCGATCCAATGCCCCGAGCGTCGGAGTCGCCGGAACAACCACGGTCGAGGCCGTCGTACTCGTCACATCTCCATAGAAGGGCATCGCATCCCCATTATTGATGTACCAGAGCGTGAAGGTCCCACCAGAGGAGGGTGCGGGTCTCACGGCCAGCACGTTCCCTTCGACGGTCCACCCCGGCCCAAACGGATGCGTCTCCCCGCGAGGGGTCCACTCCGTCGTCACAGTGCCGTTGGCATCCGTAATGCCCAACCTCACAACCTCACCCACACAGGGCGGCAGGTCATAGAACTCCTGATTGGCCACAATGTTGATAGACACCCGGTTGTACACCGGATTGTCCAAAAAGAGGCTCAGCCGTCCCTGCACATCAACCATCGCCGGTGTGATGATGTGACGGATGATCCAGTCCGCAGTATACTTCGCGTCCGTGTCGGGATCGTCCGTGTAGGCCCGCACCCTCTCCAGAATCGTGTACAACATTGAACCACTGGAGTGCATACATTCCCCTTACGGAAGGATCAGTTTCGGAACCGAAATCACACGCCCAGCCGCCCTACTCAGAAGGTCCCTCGCGGTATCCCTCACGCGATCCCTGTCCGTGAACGACTCCACCTTCATGGATGACAGCGTGAGGTTCACGTCGTCCTGCGTCCAACCAGTCTGCTTCCTGAGCCACTTCCCGAGCCTCTTCTTCTCGTCCTGAATACCCCTCAGCAGACTCTCCCTGAGCCTCCTCCGCTCTACGATCTTGCGGATTCTCCGACTGGCGGTCGTCCGCATATTCCTGAAGAGGTTGCCCATGAGGTCCGGGTTCGGTCCAAACCCCTCATCTGGATTCCCCTCAAAGACCTCGACCTCGTGCATCAGTCCCGGCTCCCCACACCTCCGAGGCTTCCTGATCCACTGGGCAAGGACCCAGTTTCCAGTTCTCGCGTGCCTATAGGTAAACACGTCTTTCCGATTACCCATCCTCGAAACAACCCCAGCCAACCTCGTGTTCCGAATCTGGTGGATTCGAGGGTGGAAAGTGGTTCCGTTCGCAGAAAGGTAGGAGTCCGTCACAGGATCATAAGTGGTTCTCATGGTTGATGTTCTCCGGGTTCCCCCTCTACGCCCCACAATCATAGGCGGATCACTGAAAATGAAAATGGGGGACCCCCGCAAAGAGGTCCCCCACACCACTCAGAGGCCCGCCCGAGCCTCACCCAGAAGATCAATCAGGCCACGTAACTGCCGCTCACAGCGGTGTCACCGTAGGTCCTGTCCTCAGTGCAACCAGTCAGCAGGAGACCCGCAGGCTGCTCGGCCATGACCTGCATACACAGGACACCGGGCATCTGCGAAGCCTCAGTGAGGCGACCGCTCGCATCCGTGATCGGGAGACGGTTGCTGCCGTGGCCCGCCAGAATGTTCGCCACAAACTTGAAGGGAGCGAACGCCGGGACCTGACCGAGGCTCTGGGCCCCAGCCGGATCAGGCGGAACGATCCTCTTCCAGTTCTGGCCACCCTTCTTGTGGCCCAGCACAACACCACTCTCAATGAATAGGGAGGTGTAGCCGGTGTAAGACCGACCGTCATACTTGATCTGGAAGCCTTCCTCAGAACCCTCATTGTTGAGGCTCGACAGACGGTTGGTCCGATCAATCTGATACTGACCGATCTTCTGAGCCTCATAGGCCAGCCAGACACCATCAGACGCCACGAGGAAGTCGATGCTCTGACCGTACTTGTCCTTGGCCCTGTGGAACGCACGGAGGTTCCTGCGAAGCACCTGCTCCGTCAAAACCCCGTTGATGTTCTTCAGATAGGACCGATGCTCAGGGTACTTCACCACGTCGATCTTGCCGTCCTCAGCACCCTCGGGACCACCACCCACAGCCTCATCACCCAGCAGATACCGCAGCGAGGCAGAGTCCGCCGAGTTCGTCGAGAACTTCATGTAGGAGCGGTACCCAGCGATACCACGGAAACCACTGGTGGCCTTGCTGTTCGCATAGACCACGATGTCACCGTTGGTCACACCAGAGAGGGCCGCCTCCGAAACCAGCACAACGAACGGACCATTCGCATCACCGATCTCATCGACCAGTTCAACGTACGTCCGAATCCTCGTACCGGAAGCCTCATTCCTGCGGGTAGCACCCGTGCTGTCATACACGTCCACCCTCTCACCAAGAATGAAACGCTCAACAGCCTTGTTCGTCGGGTAGAACTTCGTCCGATACACGGTACCACCCGAACGACCAGTACCAGTCGAGGTCGCCACATTGGAGATGGCGGCCAGCCTATACGAGTCATTCTGGCTGGTATAGAAGGCGTTGGTCAGGCGATGCACAATATTCCGTGCAAAGCCCTCCATCCTCGGAGCCGTAATCTCCGTGAGCACCGAGGACGTAGCCTCAGCCCGGAGTTCGGCCATCGACACGGGCATGTTGGTATTCATGCTCCGCATCGGAATCGTCAACCTTACGGGGATCGGGCTCACCGCCTCGGTCGCATCCGGGAACGTCCTTGCGTAGTTCCTGCGGATCATGCGATCACCAAGGTCCGTGACGTTATCGTCACCGAACAGCCCAAAGTCGTTCTGGCTGGGGCCCCAACCCGGCTCGATCACACCACCGAACATGTGGTTGAAAATCTTGTGGATCAGGTAGCCACGACCCAGTTGGTCCGACGGAACAACACCCTGACTGGAGGCGATCATGTCCCTCCAGAAGGGGTCGATCTGCGGCATGAAGGTCGTGATGTTGGTGTTCAGGACTTCCTGAATCGCCGTACGGTTGGTGTCAAAGACGGAGCCAATGGTTGCAGTCATATGTCATTCCTTCTTCGTGGTCCCCCGAACAGGGGGTTGGGGCTTTCCCCATATGTTCAGGGGCAGGTGTCCAACGCGAACACCCTCCATTATACCAAACAAGCCTCCCTCTTTTCCACGACACCCCTCTCCCGACCGGGTTTAGAGGTAGGAGTTTCCACCCTGAGAGGCGGTTTCAGCCGCAGCCCTCAGCAGTCGGTCTCGGTTATAGTCCCGCAGCCCAGTCAAAACTTCGTCCTTTCGGCCCTTGGGATTCGGGGGGGCAACCGGGGGCTTCCCGTCAAGCAGGCTGGACAGGTCCTCGCCAACCGAGGGGGCCCTCCCCAATCCCTTGAAGTCACCCACCACAGCCTTGAAAATGTTGGTGGCCTCCGCAACGGCCTTCTTCGACTCCTCCCCGATCCACGAGGGGTCGAACTTTCCGGTCAGGGCCTTCCTCTGTTCGAGGGAGCGGACGAGGCGGGCCCTCGCGTCCTTGATGATGCTCTGCCTGACGGTCTCGGCATCCTTCTTGTCACGCTGACCAACCTTCTCCAGCAGGAGTTTGGAGTCGGCGGCGTCCTGAAGGGCCTGTTCCAGACCCCCCGTAACTTGCTTGTTCAGGTTCTCCAGATTCATGCGGACGAGTTCACGACGCTGCTGCTCAACAGCCTGCATCACTTCGTCAAGCCTCGGATCACCTCCTTCAGCCGTGTCATCGGCACCGTCGCCCTGACCCCCATCATCACTAAAGGTCTTCCCGATGTACTCCTCGATCTGCTGAGGGGTGTACCCCTGCTGAGTCATCAGGTAACGCATCGACTTCGCCTGCTCCTCCTTGGGAGTGGTCGGAGTCAGCAACTTCCCAGCGTTCTCCTTGTACTGCTTGAGTTCACTCACCTGACCCTGAAGGGAGTCAAGGTTCTTGCGGGCCTCCAGAAGTTCGGCCACAGTGTACGCCTTCCCGCCCACGGTAATGGGCGAGTCCAGATTGAGGGCACCCCCACTGGGGACCCCCGGGTTCGGATTGAGATTCGGGTTCGGGACGGGCTGGTTCACGGTCTTGTCAGCGTTCTGATCGGTGCTCATAAATGGTTCCTTCTGGCTGGTGTTTGGGGGACCCTCTCTTTACGGTGTTGGTGGTCCCGTGGTTCACATGATGGTAGGCCAACAACCCACCAACTTACTGCTGGGGCACGGAAATACTTTGGTCGGGAGTGGGGACTCCCTCGGGCAGGACATTCCCCATCGACAGTTCAAGGAACTGCTTGTAGCGGAGGAACTGATCCTGTACCTCTGGGGAGGCCCTCCTCATGGCCGGTCCCACCATGAAGGACTGGAGGACCCGAATCTGGATGTCGGGGGCCGCCGTATGTGGTGTCACCGTGATCTCACCCGGAGTGATACCGTCTCCATACAGGGTGAGGATGTCGCGGATGCCGGACTCGTAGGCCCCCTGTTCCCTCGTGAGCCAGCCCGGAATATCCCACCCCTCATTGAGGGCGGCCAACACAAAGTTCCCCGGACTCATAATACCGAGTTGGAGGTACTGGAGGGCCTCTTGCTTTCGAGCGACCATCGACCTCGGATTCGTCTCCCTGACCGTAAACGTCAGACGGGAGACATCGGGGATCGGGTTCGTGGGGAACGAGACCTCAGACTTGTCCGGGTCGATGATGGCCCCAGCCAAGTCCAGCGTGAGCCGTGTGACGGGCATGGGCCTCGGCGAGACCGCCAACTGCCCCGCCATCGTGGAAACCACATACTTGTAGACACCGCCGAAGGTTTGCTGGATGGCCCTCGTCGGCGTGGTCATCGCCTTCGAGAGTGCTTCATCGAGCAACTGGAGACCGCTGGCTGAGTCCACCCTGCCCTTCTCACGGATGATGTCGCGGATCGGGTTGAGTTCGTCGATCATCTGCTTCGACATCATGGCGACCTTGCCGGGCACGTCCCCCGAGTTGAAGGGCTGCACAACGAAGGGCCTGAAGTTCTCCGTGAGGGCGTCCGGCTGATACTGCACGACTCGGAGGCTTCCGCCCACCTCCTTCATGGCCGTCCTCTCGTTGAAGGAGCCTTGCGGGACAACCAAGAAACCGTAGCGGTCGATCGACCTCACATTGTTGTAGAGAGACTTGAGCATCAGTTCGAGTTGCCTGCACTGTGCGAACAGCAAGTCGAACATACCAGCCCCATAGAAAGTGCCGGTCTCGAAGAACCTCGCCACTTGAATGGGGCTTGTGACGCCCAACTCCGACACATCCTGATCCACAAGGGTGGCATCCCCCGACGTAACCACATACCTTTCGAGGATGCCTTGGGGTCCCTCCAACCACAGTTCATTGATGCGGACCACATCGGCATACTCATCCTCGGGATTCACACGACCCTTGAGTACGCTCCCTGAACGCTCCGTTGCGGCCCCGCTAAGGTCCCTCGCATCGTTCTCGTCGTAGGACATGTTCTGGCCGATCTGGAGTTTCCAAGCATCCATCTCATCGGCCTTACCCGCCAGCACCCTCTTCCCAATCCTCTCCTCCAAGAAAGAGAGGGGGACGGTCCTCCGCCTCACAACACCACGCTGCTTGAGGTGGTCCATGCCGATGGTCGGGAACGGCATCAGTTCACGGGGATGCACCACCTCCAAGTCGGAGGTGAGACCGATCGTCGGATGATCCAACACAGAGCCCACCAAACCCACGCACCCAAGCGTCGTAAACAGATGGGAGAACTGGGTCTTCACCTTTTCGAGGTGGTCGTTGTTCACGCCAGCATCCGCGATGATTTGAGCGATCGACCGCTCCCGGATGCCCGACAGCGAGAAGCCCTGACGGACGACCATCGGTCGGAGGTCCATCGCCGCAATCCTGCCCTGTACCCGGTCGATGGCGGCCAACAGGTCCGTGGCCTGAAACTCCAGATTTCCTTCCTTGTCGAGGTACGTCCCCCTCACGTTGCCGGTCGTCAGGTTCAGGACGTTGAAGTTACGAACCCCATTGAGATAGAACCAAGCGAGTTTCCACTTGGTCCTCATCCACGAGTTCATAGCCCTCTCACGTTCGATGTGCTGGGCGATCACCCGAGCCAGTGCCTTGGGATTTTTGGGGAGCCGGATGGTGTCGATCGCCATTTGTTTGGGTCCTTCTCTTCGAGTATTCAGACATCGGGATCACCCTCTGATCTCCCGCCCAGATGAGGGGGTCAGCCGACGGCACAAAGTTCTCTGCCTGCTCCTCAATGATAGGCTCCTCTTCGACACCCCTCTCCCGGATGTCCTGTCGGGCTTCGGGGGGGCCATAGAGACGGAGTTTCTCCAGTTCCCGCTGGTCCCTGAGAAGTTGCTTCAGGAAGGAGAGGGGGATGGTGCAGGGTGGGTCACGGTGGTCGTACTGCTCGTCAGGCGAGCGTGGGGCGGTTGGATTCATGGCGGTCCTTCTCCAGAACTTTCTGCATCACGTACTCGGGATCGACCTTGCTCCAGTCCACCCCCAAACCAAGGGGTGCCCCGGTGGCATCATAGAGTTCCCCGTCCATAATCCGGGAGAGGGGTGTACGCTCCTCCTCTGGTTTGGTTCGGTCGTACGTACGCGACCTGATAACAAACATGGACATGGCTACGGTGTCGATGTGGTCGTCGTGCTGGAGACCCCCGTTGTCCGCGTCCGGGTTGAACTCACCGATCTGTTCGAGGAGTTTGCGGACAGCCGGATTCGAGGAGTTCCATGTGGGCAACTTGATGGTGCCCAACCGGAAGCGAACCTCTAAGGCGGCGATCTTGTCTTCCTTGCGGGTCATGCCGGGTTTCACGGCGACGACCTTCGGGGCAAACGTCAGTGAGAGGGCCTTGGTGCGGCACAGGGAGTCGAGTTCGTGGTAGAGGCCGTAGGACTCGCGGACCACCTCCGGGTGTATAGAGGCCCTCCACCTCTCGGCCATCCTCAAAGTGGCCTCGACCAACTCCTTCTGGAGACACTGTTTGCCCCAAATCTCCATGACGAAGAGTTCGTTGTGGTTGGGGATGTAGGCCATGCACGTACAGACCTTGTAGTCGGAGTCGGAGCGGGCCGTGTACGAGGTGTCCACCGTAATGAAGAAACGGGCCTGCTTCGCAAAGTCCGCCATCGGCATCACGACCTGTTCGCCGTTCCTCTGGAAGCAGATGGAGGCTTTGGACTGGAGAGGGTTGGTCTCGAAGTCGTGGTCGGTGTTGATGGGCTTCCATGCGTGAGCCTCCCCGATCTCAGGGAAGAACGCTTCGCCTTCGGTGCCGGGCTCCGCAAGGTACTCGGAGTTGTAGTTGGCCACACCGATCTGCTCCTTGATGCTTTCGAGGGAGATGGCGTTGCGGTGGATCGTAGGGTCATCCTTCTTGTCTGATTCGGTGAGGGGCCACATCTGGGGCCAACAGGAGCGGCGGACACCTTCGGCGTCGTCGTACTCCGCCTTGATGAGGAGACGGGACCAGTTGTTGAAACGGGGGTCCTTCGCCACCACCAACCCAGAGGGCAGGGTGATGGTTTCCATTGCGGCCCACGCATAGTGCCTCTTGGAGACGAAGGTGTTGAACCAGTCCACGCCTGTGTCGGGACGCATCACCATCGGCAGCACGATCTTGTTGATGAGACGGTCCATGTACCCACGAACGATGGTCATGGACGTGGAGGCCCTCGGATCGTACTCTGGATCGTCGAGAATGTAGCGGCGGGGACGGCCACCACGCTGCTTCGAGTCCGCCGAGATACAGCGGAGCCACGACCCATTGTTCAGGTAGAAGAAGTCGATGCCCTTGGGGGCGTCACCGTGGCTGGGCTTCATCCGACCCTTGTACTCGGGAGCGAAGTCCTCAAGGATTCGAGGGTTCTCGTAGCACTGGGCCTTCACACGCTGACCAGTCTCGCGGGCGTTCATGCCGGAGGAGGTGGCGTAGACCACCGAGTACATGGGCCTCGTCACAAGGTACTGAATGATGAGACGGCGGGCCAGCGTGGACTTCGCAGCACCACGCGGCAGGGTCGTAATGGTGCGGTTGTAGAGGGCCACGTTCCGAAGCAGGGCGTAGTGCATCGGAGGCATCTGGAGGGGAGGGTCATCATAGAACATGGGCTCGAACTCGGTGTCCGGGTCCGGCTGCAAGTAGTAGATGTCAAAGAAACTGTGTGAGCGGATGAACCTCTCGGCCTTCTCATCAGGCTCCTGACAGTCGAGGAGCCACTGTCGTGAAGCGTTGACGCGGGCCATCCTCTGCCCTGCCTTCGTCAGCGAGGTGTAGTCAGCGGGCAACGGAAAGTTCGGCGACGAAAGTGGAATCCTCAGAATCTTCATGTGGTGATCTTCTTGGAGTGGTCGTGAAGTTCCTTGAAAAGGAGGTCCATCATCCCCAACTTCACCATGATGAAGACAAATCCATGCGGGTCGTGGGCGGCAGGCACAATCTGGTAGAGGTTGAGGAGGGGTCGGTAGAAGTGTGTGCGAAGTTTCTTGGAACCCTCGGGATTAGGCTCAAAGAGGTTGTTGAGGATTCGCTCTCCGAGTCTCCCCAGACCAGCGGGCTCGAAAACGTTGACATCGACGACACCCATGTCCATGAGGACGTAGGCCCCGAACCTCCCCACCGTCTCCATGTCCATCTGACCGAGGACGATGAAGGGTTCAACCGTGAGAACTTGGACTCTGCGGTGGAAGGATTCTTCCGAGTTGGGATCGACCGGAGGCAGCCTGTTGATTTTGGGGGCTACCGAGGGAACTGTGGGCGTTCCTGAGTTTTCCAAGGAGTCCTGTGGTTGTGACGACGCGGCTGACCGTGCTACCTTCTTCATTCTGGGTGGTCTCCATTTGCGAGGCTTGAGCGACCATCCCATTCTTTTCAAGGATGTCGCCCATCGTCTCCCGAAGTTGTGTCTGAGCCTTCAGACGATCCTGCACCTTCGTGAGTGGGTTCCTGATGATATCGACGAGGAACTGAATCTCCTCATTGAGCGTGAATCCAGTGGAGGCGAGAGCAGCGTCCATCGCCCCCGCGTCATACATCGACAGGAAGGCGTTGGTCGGCCCGGCCCTCTCGATGCGTCCACCCTGAGCAGCAATGTCCCTGATGTCAGCGGGGGTCGCCGACTCCACCAGCCCCTTCGTCTCCATTGGAAAGGACCTCTCCGTGATCGGCAGCCTCATCGGCTCCGTCACCTTCCCCTGAATCACTTGGGGGTCGGGCCTCTCCTCGGGATTGTTCTGCATCTGTGAGGGCATTGTTTGGGCTCGGGGCTGTGACGATGGGCGGATCATCCTTCACCTCAGTACGGTAGAACTCAAGTGCTTGTTTGTCAAACTTCCTCTGGGCCTTCGTCGGAGAAAACGCATAACTGAGGACCCGAGAGACCGCCGAAACGGCTTCCTCCCTCACATCGAGGTGCTGCCAACCCTTCAGTTTGTAGGCGGCCACCAACTCCGCCAGATAGACTTCGTGGTTCTTGGCCAGTTCCTCCACATCGACCTTGCACACGAACTGCTCCCCCCTTCGATCGGCCAGAAAGGCGGAGCCGGGTGCAGCAAAGTTCTTCTGACCCACCGACATGATGTGACGCATCGCCACCAGAAACGAAGTCTGATCGACAAACCGATTGTCCTGACGCCCGATCTGGAGCATCGGCACACAGAGGGCGGCACAGAAGGCCCGAAAGCCCTTCCTCGTCATCCCGAAGGGACCCAAAACATTCAGGAAGTAATCCTCATGTACAAGGGTCATACCCATGCCAAGTCGGATGACCGGCTGCTCGGTCGGCATCTTTTCATCTCCTTATTGGTCACCCCTCTCCCGATGTCGGGTGGGGGTTTGGGTGTGGTTCAGGAGTC